GCTTTTGCAAACCAATTTAATAAGCACTTTAACAAGAAGAAAGAGGCGGTGAAATAATGGCGAACGAGCTTGAATTTAGTATCGTAGGAAGCGTAGAAAACGCTCTTTTGAGCCTGGATTCTTTGATTCAAAAGCTAAACGTAGTAGACAATGCGTTTGGAAAACTTGTTTCTTCCGTGCAAGAGCAATCCGCAAAAATTGCAGAAAACATTCGGAACATTCAATCCATGCCGGACGCAAAACAAATTCCAGACTATGCGTCTCAATTTCAGGGCGTAGCGGACGCCACAAGCGTTGCGGGCGTGCAGCAAGCGATGCTGCAGAACAGATTGCAAGTCGCAACGCAAAACATGCAAGACCAATACGATGAAGTCAAAGAACTTGCATTTGCTCTTGAAGAACTTTCCGCGCAAAGTAAGGGAATTGACCTTAATACTCCAGAAGGACAAGCGGCATCGCAGCAGATGCAGGCGTATGAAATGGATATTAACCGCGCCTATTCTGCAATGTCAAGATACCAAGCGCAAGTCAACTCTTATAATTCGCAGTTAAATGCAATTGCGCGAAGCAGCGGAGGTGCGGCTAACGAAACCGGAGGGCTGGCAAACGAAACAGAACGGGCAGGGAACTCCGCGCGCAGAGGGGCAGCCGGCTGGGAAAAGATGCTGGTCTCCATCAAAAACATCGTTTTTTATCGTCTTGTTCGTGGCGCAATCAAGGCGTTAATGAACGAAGTCATTACTGGATTTCAAAATCTGGTGCAATGGTCTGCAAAATTTCAAGGAACTTCTGGCGGTACATTCTCAAACTTTAACAAGAACGTTTCTTTAATTTTGTCTGATATGGTTATGCTAAAAAACGCTTTTGCGGCGGCGGCAGAACCAATTATCGGGCTTCTTACTCCCGCGATTGACTGGCTGATTACGACTTTGGCAAGCGCAATGAATTACCTTTCCGCGTTCCTTTCCATGCTTACCGGACGTTCCACTTACACAAAAGCGGTAAAAAATGTTGGAAATTATGCGCAGTCATTAAATGGAGCGAGCAAGGCGCAGAAAAACTTTTTGGCCGGATTTGACGAGCTTACGACAATTCCGTCTCAGTCCGGCGGGGCTTCTGCTGGGAAAAATATGGGAATCGACCCAAGCAAAATGTTCGTTACGGAAAAAATACCAGAATTCATGAAATCGCTTGGTGCTGGCGCTTTAATGCAAAATCTTACTCAGTTTATTACGGATTCTCTCAATAAGGCGAGCGATTTCATCGCAAAAATCGATTGGCAAGGGCTTGGGAAAAAGCTCTACGATTCCATTTACAAGGAAATTGCAAGTGTAAATTGGACTGCGTTGCTCGAATCTATTTTTAAGTTTCTTGGTTCTGCCATCGGAGCTGTTTCCGGATTGGCATGGGGATTCATAAAAGACTTGTTTGTTAAAACAATTATACCCGCGCTTCAGGATTCTGGAAATTACTTTAGCGACAAAATCGAAGAATGCGGTGGAAATATCGTAGAAGGAATCCTCAAAGGAGTTACAGATGGGATGGTAAACATTTTCAACTGGGTCGCGGAGCACATTTTTATTCCATTTATTGACGGGTTCAAAAACGCTTTTGGCATTCATTCTCCCTCTACCGTTATGGCTGAAATGGGAGGATATATCATTTCAGGATTGTTGAAAGGCATTACAGATACCATCGGGAAAGTCGTTGCAACGATAGAAGTCATAAAACTTACAATCAAAACAAAGTTTTGGGAAATGGTTGTAGACGCGCAAAGTTGGGGTTCGCAGTTTATCTCCAACATTAAAAACGGAATTAGCGGTGGTGTTTATTCCGTAGTGAATGCGGTCGGAAATATGAACTCGCAAATCTGTAATAAGATTCAAGAGCTTATTTCTTCTGCGTGGAGCTGGGGTTCTGATTTTATGCAGGGCTTTAAGAGCGGCATAGACAGCTTTATCAACGGAGTAATTGATTCCGTTAGCGGCCTTGCAAGCAAAATTAAAAGGCTCCTGCATTTCTCGTCTCCCGACGAGGGGCCGCTTGCAGATTATGAAACATGGATGCCCGACTTTATGAAAGGTCTTGCACAAGGCATCAACAGCAACGCATACAGGGTCACAGACAGCATTAAGGCGCTTACCGATAATATGTCTGGTACGTTTAATGTACCTGTTACGGGGCTTGTTAGCGGTGTTTCTGCGAATGTTACGGGAGCTGCTACAACCTCTGCGCTGCAAAGTCAGGCGGATTCCAACGCGGGCATGGCAGACGTAGTGTGGCAGGCGGCGATGGCTGTTGTTGAGGCGGTTGCGCAAAATAAAACCACGATTCAAATTGGGGACGATGTAATCGGAAAGTCTGCACAACGGTATAATGCGCGTGCCGCAATGGTAAACGGATAAGGAGGGATAAATTATGGCTTCTCCTACGGATAGGCCGTTGTCTACGCAATACTTTGTAAACGGCGTTGCAATGTATGAGCCGGATTTTGGAGGCGTTGACGAGGAAAACAATAGCATTGCCGACGAAAGTTCAGGCCGCACGCAAGACGGAATTATGCACATTAACTGGCTCTTGTCAGATATCCCGAAGTTGAAATTTTCTTACGATGCGCTCACGCCTGCGCAATACTCGTACATGAAAAATCTGGTGCAAGGGAAAACGTTCCAGTTCACTTTTCCTGCGCCGGATGGCACGTCCCGCACGGTGGAGGCGTATTGCTCTACGTCCTCCGCCACGCGGGCAAGCGCCTATCTGTACAATGGTTTGTATCGAGGGTTCAAGTTTGATGTTATCGGAACGGGGGCTTAATTTTGATTTATGACAAATTTGTATTCGATACCGTTACGCTGGACAAGGCAAAGCTGACAAGCGATGTGAAATACACGCAAAAGGTCAACAGCGCGGACGACCTGACGCTTGGTTCTGCCTGTTCCTGCGAAGTGGTGTTCAACTGCATCAACTTTGATAACGCAATCCCCGCGCTGAACGGCAAGCCCTGCACCTATTATAAAGTTCTGGAAGATGGCACGGAAAAGAAGATTGGCGTTTTTGTGTGCCAAAAGCCAGAGCGCAATACCAACGGCACTTATAAGCTGACCGCTTATGACCACGTTTTGTCTTTGGAAAAAACGTGCGATGATTGGATTTCCGCACAAACGTCAGATTTAACGTTGCTTGCATTCGCGCAGGCTTGTTGCGCGCAGTGCGGTTTGACTTTTTCCCAAACAAGTGCTATGCTTAACTCGGACTTTGTAATACCTGCGGCGGCAATCGCGGCAATTCCCGCAGGTCTTACATTTCGCAAGTTGATTCAATATGCGGCAGAGGCGGCTGGGTGTTACGCACGCGCAAACGCAAGTGGAGAAATAGAGTTTGCGTGGTATTCACAAAACGCAACGCACGAAATCGGTGCAGTCGACAAGGAAAAGCGGGTTTATCCTGATTTTATTGTGCAAGAACCTATCGGAACAGGTGCGCAGGAATATCACAGACAATTTTTGCAAGGTTCCGACGGTGCGTATTTGCAATCAGCAGATGGATTTTATTTGCTTGATATTTACTTTCTCGACCACAACGTTTTGCAAGGCTCGCTTTCCGTGTCGGATTATTCTGTGGCAAAGATTAACCAAGTTCGCGCAAGGCAGTCCGATAAGGATGTTGGCGTGTATTATCCCGCAAGCGTTTCCAATGCGAACACATACGTTCTTAACGGAAACCCGATTCTTGCGACTGATGCAAGCGCCAAGATTCTTCCTTTGGTAACTTCTATTTATGCAAGATTGTCCAAGTTGGATTACCGTCCGTGCGAATTTACCATTTTTGAAACGGAAGATGTGAACGCGGGCGATATTGTAAACATATTAAACCCGTTCGGTAATAATTTCTCCGCTTTGGTTATGGAATGCACCCGTTCGGGGAATAAATCCGCAATAAAGTGCACTGGAAGCGAAGCAATTTCTTCCCCTGCCGCCATTGTCCAATCTTCTGAAAAGCGGCAATATGGAAAATTGTTGGAAATTTCTGCCACAGCAGACGCACTTGTAATCGAAGCAAAAGACCTTTCTGAAAGTAAAGTCGGCAATGATGAAGTTCGCAGTAAGTTCGCGTTAGATAGCACGAGCGTTCAGGTGGACAGCGGGACAATAACGTTTAACGCGAATACATTTATTCTCAATGCCGACAACTGCAAGATAACTGCGGACGGCACTATCACAGCAAAAGGCTCCTTCCGCAGCGCAAATGCTGACGGAACGTGGGTAAACGAACTAAGCGCGGGGTCTGTTAAAATAACCCACAACGGGACGCAGCGTGCCTTTCTCTTTCAGGCAGGAAACTATGACGCCGCGTATCTGGTGCTTGATGGGCAGTTTGGCAGTGGTGCGTCCGCGTATTCCGCGCGGAGTTATTATGCTTCTGACGGCGTAAGTATCGATAAAAACGGTGCTTTGGTGGCTGGAATTGGCGTAGGCGGTGTGTCAATAAAAGTTCCAAGCGCGATAGATTCTACTCTTACTGTGGGTTCTACTCTTACTGTGGGTTCTACACTTGTTTTAGGGGGGCAATTGCTTCCGGGAGCGGGTAAGAACTCTCTTTACTGTAACTGGGTTTCGGTAAAGGGCGCAGACGGGAATAATTATTGGGCGTTGTGCGGGAACAGTAGCCCGTGGTAATAACGGAAAGGAGAGCGCTATGCAAATGGGAGTTAATTATTCCGCGCAGCTTTTGCGCGAAAAAATAGTCAACGATATAAATGAGAGCGAATTGCCGCCTTGTGTGATTGCTCCGATTTTGTCGGAATCCCTTGCTGAAATAAAGCGATTGGAAGTGCAATTTGCACAGAGAGAAAAACAGGAATACGAAAACTTAAACAGTGGCGATATGAAGGGGGATAAAATAAATGGCTGATACCGTATACAAACTTACGCACACAGGCGAGCAAATTGATAGCGCCATCGACAACGCTGTAAGAAGCGACGCGCAAATTCTTACTTCCGAACAGCAGACGCAGGCGCGAACCAATATCGGTGCGGCAAGCGCGGCTGCCCTGACCACAGAGACAAACGCGCGCATAACAGCAGACACAGGTGTGCGTGGCTTGACTGCAACGGTTGAGGCAACGTCCACCGCAAGCCAAGCCTACGCCATTGGTGCCTATTTCGTTTACAATGGCCTGCTGTACAAGTGCACTGTGGCAATCGCGCAGGGCAAAACTATCACGCCCGGCACGAACTGCACGGCGACTACGGCTGGTGCGGAAATCTCCACACTAAATCAGAATTTAGCCGCCGAGACTGCCCGTGCTACCGCGGCAGAAAATGCAATCAGCGCCGTTGCCGTAATCGCAAGCTGGGACAATGTGAACAAGGCCAAGCCGGGATATTACTACTGCACCGGCACCGCACCAAACTCGCTTACTATCGGCGTCTCGATTCCGCAAAATTCCAACGGCGACTACGGCGTGCAGATTTGCGCCACCTTTATCAACAACGTAGCGACCCTGTACACCCGCAGCTGGAACGGCACCACATGGGGCACTTGGCAGGCGCATAACGCCAATTGACCGGCGATTATCGCCAATATACCGTCATAGTGGTGCCGCTGTCGGCCTTGTAACTGGTGCCGGAATAGTCGAGCACCGACACCTGCGCACTGGTAGCGTCAATCGCAATCTGGATGGCGGCTAAATTCTCATTTAACTGATTTTCACCCCGGCGGGAGCCGGGAGAAAGGATATTTTATGTTATCACCGTACAAAGGGACTTTTCGCGTTTCACAGGAGTATAAGGGAAACGACCATCGCGGCATTGACCTTGTGGGCATTAGCGACAAGCGACTGTTTTCCCCTGTCGTTGGCACGGTAGTCCGTGCTGGATGGGAGAACCCGCTGGTTCGGTCGCAGGGGTTTGGCAGGCGCGTCGTCATCCGCATCGGAAGCTCCAATTTCTTCATGTATTTCGGCCATCTGTCTGAAATCAGCGTTTCCAAAGGCCAGCGCGTGAAAATCGGTCAGCAAATCGGAATTGAGGGCACCACAGGCCACAGCACCGGGAACCATCTGCATTGGGAAATTCGCTATAATGATGTCAAGAGCGGGTTCCAGAGTATCGCGGCATATTCCAACATTCCAAATATGCAGAGCCGCGAGGAAAAAATTTCCAGCTGGGAAACCGAGCTGTTTGGCATTTCCACGCTGAAAGAGGGCCAGAACGATTTTCCGTACTGCCTGTACAATTCAAACGCACAGTCTGTTGTCGGAACGATTCCCGATGGGTTTTTTGGCGCAGGAACCGAGGCAAGGGTTATGGCGTACCAAAAGGCGCGTAGGCTTTCCGTGGACGGGAAAATTGGCGCGATGACAAAAGCGTGCATGGTTTCTGACGCGGTTATTTGACAGATAGCTCTTAATTGCACTGATAAGCGCTGATTTAGTTGCATCGTATTTATTTGTGCGCTATAATGCGCATTAGATAGGAGAACTGAAATGGATATTTTTACCAATATTACGAGCATGGCGGCTATTGTTGCCATTTGCGAGCTGATTGACTACATCTACAAGACCAAGACGAGCGCAGACAACAAATGGATTCCCGTGCTGTCGATGGTTGCGGGAGCGGTTCTTGGCGTTGTGGCATGGGTCGTTTACCCTGCCGTATATCCCGCCACAGACGCCTTTACCGCGATTGCGATGGGAATTGGTTCTGGCGCAACTGCCGTTGCCGGTTACGAAGCGTTTTTCAATAAGAAGTCCACGTAATGCCTCGCATAACAGCAAGCCACGCGCAATCTCCGCTCGAAATCGTGTATAAATACGCAGAAGATGCGAATGTTTACGCGAGAAACGAGTTTTCCGTGCCGCCCAATGTTGTTTTGCACACCGCAACCTGCAAGAAATATAGGATGCACGCGGAAATTCGCGGGAACGCAGCCACGATATTCTACCCGCTTAATTGCGATTTAAGCGATGGGGTTCCCAAGGAAGCGTTGGAGCCGCACGCGTGTATTCATGTAAAAATGTGCGAGAACGCAACTAACGATGTTGTTGCGCAGTTTTGCGCGATGGCATTGTTTCAAAATGGTGTAAGGCGAATTGTGCAGGATAAAATATCGGAAATCCCAACAATCTGCCAACACAATGCGGTTGCAAAAGACTGGTCGCCAAGCAAAAACCGATATACATATAATGGATGCTTTAGCCCAAGGGCAGCGAAGAATCGCGTAAGCGTTCAGCCGCTTGCGGAGCATTATCTTAATCAAATGTTGGAGGGTGTCTACACGATGAAAAAAAACAGTGCTGCCGAGCAGCAGGTATCTGAAAATATCGTAAATGCGGCAAGCGCTGCACCTATTGCAACGGTGCAAAAAATGCCGACCGTTGCGAATGGATATACCGTGCAAGTCCATTTTGTAAATCGAGATAATGCAGAAATGCTTGTCTACAAACTGCGCGCCTTGGGTTATGAGGGCGTTGTTGTCGAGGGGTGAGCAGGATGGACGAGGCGTCTTGCGCCATCAATAAGGAATTTCTGGACGACCGCTACGTTTCCCAAACTCAATGTGAACAGCGGCGCAACAAGTTGCTGGAAGAAAACGAGAAAACACAGGCGGACACGCTGAAACTCTACGGAGAAGTAAAGGCGTTGGCGGTGTCTGTCAACAATAACATCTATTTGAACCGCTGGCTGATGGGCATTGTCGCGGGTGGATTCTCCGCAATGTTCATTTATCTGCTCACACATTAACGGGAGGGCTTATGGCCTGTAAGTGCATGGATGATGTTGAGAAGCAAAGCAAGGATATTGAAGAACACAGCTTCGCTTGGGAAATGCTGAAACAGTATTCGGCAAGCAATAAGCGTCTGTTTACCGCGCTGATTGTGGTAATTGTGCTGTGGTTTTGCACGATGGGCGGTTTTGTGTGGCTGTGGAATCAATACGATTACTCCACGACTACAACGACCACCACAACGCAAAGTTGCGATTCGGACGCAAACAGCGGAAACGCGGCTTACAATACGGGTAATGGGGGTGTATAATTTTAATGGCGTATGTAAAAGTCAAGACTACGACCAAGACCACGAAAACGCGCACGCACAAAGGTTCTGCGGCTGGCGCAAAGAAATCGGGCGGTTCGCGTAAAGGTTGCTGATTAAATGTGCTGGTGCGAGTTCACACGCAGGGAAATTGAATATATCAATTCGGAAGCCGCGTGGACGGAAGAACAATCTGCCGTGTTCCAAGAGCTTGTAAGAGGAAAATACAACGATTCTGGAATCATGCTGGCACTACATATGGACAGAAAGCACTTTTATCGGATTAAAAAACAGATTAAGTTAAAGTTAATCAAGATTTTGGGAGCCGCGTAGCTGCGGCTCTTTTTTATTGGCACTTTGAGGGAACGGGATTGCTACAATCTCGGAACGCAAGGTGCCTTTTCTTGTTGTATGCTGTTCTTGCCAGAAAGGAACGAATTATGAGTGGTATACAACTTGAGCTGATTGAAAATTGGCTTACAGAGCGTTTAGCAAGAAAGCCCATTGCGTGAGCTGTGGGAGTATGTCAATTTAATCTTCTCTTGCGTAATACCATTTTATGCCGTTACTGTCAGGTTTCCCGCTTTTAATGTGTCTGCGCACAGTAGATTCATCCATGTAATGTTCCCGTGAAGCCGCCGCAGCGCTACGATAATACTGTTTTTCTCCGTTTGGCCAAACGCAAGTGCAGGACTTTCTTCCGTGTCCAGCTCCGTTTGCAAAAAGAGCTAATCTTGCTTTTCTGTTGGGGTCTGGCACATAATTCCAGACGGAAAAATCGCTTGACAGACCATTTTTGTGGTAGAACGAAACGCTCTTGTCCATGTGCCAGTAATATTTTTTCATGAGCTGCGAAATTAAAACTCTGTGCTGGTTGTGCTTCCAATAACATCCAATATTCACAGAGTACGCGCCTTTGTATCCGGTGGTTCCCTTTTTGAGAATCTTTCCTGTTTTTCTATTTACGACCTCTCCGTCGATTGTGATTGCGTAGGTGGAATCTTCCTCCAACGTAATTTGCTGCGGAATATGCTTCGCATTCATGTTTTGCCTCCTTTAATCTGCAAGAACTAATCTGTAAAGACATAATAGCAGAAATTTTGTAGGAAGTCAAGAATATTTTTTGGAATTGCCCCTTGACAATGCGAGCGCGGGCGCGTATAATAATGGTGTGAGAAATCACTGGCCTTGTTCGGGTCGCGCCAACAAGACGCAAACTGAATAAGGCTAACGGCCACTATCAAACTTTGCGCGACCAGAGTTTGATGGTGGCTTTGCTTTAATAAGGATTAGGAGCAAATCAAACATGGAACAAGAGCAACGTAAATTTCGCGGGATATGGATTCCTGCCGACGTATGGCTTGATGAAAGGCTGAGCGCGGTCGAAAAGGTTTTGCTTATGGAAATAGACAGCCTCGATAATGATAAATACGATGGCTGTATCATGGGGAACAAGCGCTTTTCAGAAATGCTGCAATGCTCTGAACGGACTGTGAGCACTATGGTGTCTCACTTAAAAGAGCTTGGATATATAAAGCAGGAAAGTTTTGACGGAAGAACGAGAGTTTTGAAATCCCTGCTGAATGAAAATAAAGGTGTACCCGCGCCTAGCAAAAATTGCGAGGCTCCCACGAAAAATTTGCTACCAAATAACATAGTAAATAACAAAGATAGAGATAACTCTGACGAACTTCGTTCGACAGATATTTCTGACGAGCAAGACAATTCGGTGGGCGATAGCGATGCGGAGAGGGAGAATCCTTTCTGCGGGAGCGATTCTTCTTTATCCAGCAAAGCGGCGAGCGCAGGCGAGGCGCAGAATCCAGAAAGAGAGAAAGTTGCGCCAAAGAGAGAAAGAGTTAAGCAAATTCCGACTTATGAGGAAGTGAAGCAGTATTTTTCGGTTGCGCTTCCGCGAACAATAAACTTCTGCGATGAGGCGGAAAAGTTTTACGAGCATTATAATGTTCTGGGATGGAAAAAGTCCAAGAATGGGAAATATGCCGATTGGGTAATGCTTGCGGATAAATGGATTGAACGTATAACAAAAGCAGGGCGTGAAAGACAAGATGCAATGTTCCGTAGAAGAACAATAGGTGATGATTTTTGGCAAAAACTGCATGATAAAAATACGGGTATCGGAGGAATAAAAAAATGATGTATCTTGGAGGTAAAAGTAAAATATCAAAAGATATTGCAAAAATCATAAACGATGAAATCGGGGTGGTATGCGTGGGTGACGTAAAATTGTGGAACGCGGATTGTTTACAGGCGATGCAGTTTATCCCGGACGGCAGTGTAGATATGGTGTTGTGTGACCCGCCTTACGGAACGACAGCTTGCAAATGGGACACCGTGATTCCGTTTGAGCCTATGTGGGGGCAGTTGAAACGTATCATTAAGCCGAACGGTGCTATTTGCTTATTCGGAACTCAGCCGTTTACGTCTATGGTGGTATCAAGTAATCTGTCTATGTTTAAGTATTGCTGGACTTGGGATAAGGGAAAAGTTGGCGGGTTTACCTCCGCAAAATTAAAGCCCCTAAAATTATTTGAGGATGTGTGCGTGTTTTCTAAGGCAAATACCGCGAATTGTAACAAGAATAACATGGCGTATTACCCGCAAGGGCTACAAAAGATAGATAAAATATCTAGAAGTAGCAATGATACTTCCCCAACCGGGTACGCGAGGCCCAGTCAAACAGAGCAGTATATTCAGGAGTTTACAAATTATCCGAAGCAGTTGATAAAATTTAGTATGGATAAGGACAGAGTTCACCCAACACAAAAGCCTGTGGCTCTGCTAGAGTATCTTATTAAGACGTATACACTTGATGGCGAAACCGTGCTCGATTTTACGATGGGTAGCGGCTCTACCGGCGTTGCTTGCGTCAACACAAACCGCAACTTTATTGGCATCGAATTAGACGAGAACTACTATAAAATCGCGAAACAGCGTATCGAGGAGGCGCTCGGTACGTCTCCGCGTAAGGTTGGCGCTACTGAGTATTGGGACGACAAGGCTGTCAGTATTACAGAACGTTTAGCGAGAAAGCCCACTGCGTGAGCTGTGGGAGTATGTCAATAAAACATGAAAATTATCTTGCTGCTTTCCGTTGCGGTTCTTCTTGGAATCGCAGTTCGATACACATTTGACAGGTGGTTTTAATGGGGAAGATGAGCAAAGAATCCGCTGAGCTTTTTATGGAAAATATGCGCGTTGC